GATGACCTTTATGACAAGTAACGCAGGCGATGGGTTTAGCACTGTGCTTAATGATTTAAGAGAGCGTGCATTATCGTATCCACCTGACACTTTAGGCTATTACGAATGGTCAGCGCCACAGCACTGCAAAATTAACGATAGAAAAGCCTGGGCTATGGCTAACCCTGCACTTGGTTATTTAATTACAGAAGAAACCTTAGAAGAATCTGTAGCGACCAACACAATAGAAGCTACAAGAACTGAGATGTTATGTCAGTGGATCGACTCTACTGTCAGCCCTTGGGTGTATGGATCTATAGAAGCCTGTAGTGATAGCACCCTGGAAATACCTGTCGGCCCTCAAACAATTATGGCATTCGATATTGCACCTACCAGAAGATCAGGCGCTTTAGTTATGGGTCAAATGAAAGATGGCAAGATTGCTGTAGGTTTAGCACAGCTATGGTATAGCGATATAGCAATCGATGAAATGAAGATGGCAAGTGACATAAATGAATGGGCTAGAAAATATCACCCGACTACTATCTGTTTTGATAAGTACGCTACGCAAACAGTTGCAACCAAGCTCGAACAAAGTGGTTGGAGATTAGAAGACTGTAGCGGGCAAAAATTTTACCAGGCGTGCTCAGACCTTGCCAACGCCCTTGCACAAGGCACAATGGTTCATAGCGGGCAAACAGATTTAGTGCAGCACCTAAATAACTGTGCAGCTAAAACCTCAGATTTTGGGTTCAGGGTGATTAGACGCAAATCTGCGGGAGAAGTCACAGCTGCTATATCACTGGCTATGGTCGTAAGTCAATTAACTAAACCTCAACAAACCGCACAAATCTTTGTCTAACTTGCACTAAATGTCCGACTTATGGTATAAAATACCTATATGGGTTTATTGTCTGCTTTGGGTATAAATAAAAAATCGGATTCTGTCCAAGCGCAATACGCCCCTGCCATTATGGACACAGCTTATGGCTATGGTTCATTTACAACTGGTGTTGGTAATTTCCCTGGTGGATTAGATCGCAACTTTGCGATGCAAGTACCAACAGTAAGCCGTTGCAGAAATCTTATAGCTGGTGTAATTTCATACCTGCCATTAAAACTTTACAAAAAGTCTAATGGTGAGGAGTTGGGGAACCCTCTTTGGCTAGATCAACCAGACTATCGGCAACCAAGATCCGTCACGATAAGTTGGACTGTCGATAGTTTGATTTTCTATAATTGCGCTTACTGGCGTATTACGGAATTGTATGCAGACGATTTGCGACCATCAAGATTTGAATGGATCGCTAATAATCGAGTTACATTTACCACTAATAAATTTGGCACAGAAATAGAAGAATACTTTGTTGATGGTGTAAGAGCGCCTATGTCTGGCATTGGAAGTCTTATTACTTTCCAGGGATTAACTGGCGGCGGAGTTTTGCAAACCGCTGCACGCACAATACAAAGCGCATTAGATTTAGAAAAGGCCGCAGCTATATCTGCACAAACTCCTATGCCAAGTGGTTACATTAAAAACACTGGCGCAGATTTACCAGAACAACAAGTATCAGGATTATTAGCACAATGGAAGCAAAGCCGACAAAACAGATCTACAGCATATTTAACTTCTACTTTATCTTATGAAACTACAGGATTTTCACCAAAGGAAATGGCTTACGTAGAAAGCATCCAATACAGTTCGACACAGGTCGCCAGGGCGATGAACGTACCACCATTTATGGTGAGCAGTGATATGAACAATAGTATGACCTATCAAAACATATTAGATTCTAGGAAAGAGTACGTCTCTTACACTTTGCAACCTTACATTTGTGCAATAGAAGACCGACTATCTATGGATGATATTACCCCACGTGGTCACGTAGTTAAATTTGCTATAGAAGAATCGTTTTTAAGAGCTGACACAATTAAGCGCTTAGAAGCAATAGAAAAAATGTTAGCACTTGGCTTAATCGATGTTGAAGATGCCAAAGAAATGGAACAAATGACACCTAACGGGAGAGAAGTAGAAGATGATACTTACATTCAGTAGCCACATAGAGAGCGCCGACAATGAGCGCAGAGTAATTGCTGGCAAGATTGTGCCATTTGAAGAAGTGGGCAATACCTCAGTAGGTAAAGTGGTCTTTGCTAAAGGCTCAATCGAGATCGGTGATCCAGGCAAGGTCAAGATGCTTATGCAACACAGCCCAGAGCGCCCTATCGGTCGAATGCAAAAATTTAACCAAACAGAAGATGGCATTTACGCATCATTCAAAATCAGTGCATCAATGCAAGGCCAAGATGCCCTAATACTTGCAGGCGAGCAGTTAATCGATGGCTTATCTGTTGGAGTAGACGTAAACAAGTCAATCCAGAAAAAAGATTATTTATATGTAACAAGTGCAACCCTTAAAGAGGTAAGCCTTGTTGAAAGCCCAGCGTTTAGCGCTGCACAAGTAACTAAAGTTGCTGCTAGTGAAAACGAAGCAGAGGACACAAACCAAACAACAGAAAGCGAGGCTCCTGTGGAAGATTTAGCAACAGCGCCACAAGAAGCAAAGGCAGAGGCTGCTACTCCTACAGTAGAAGCTGCTCGCCCAACAATCACAGCACCATATATTTCTACAAAAGTGCGTACACCTATTCAATCAATGGGTGGATACACAGAGCATAAAATTAAAGCAGCATTAGGCGACGATGACTCAAAGTTATTTATTGCAGCTGCTGATGATTTTGCTAACAACGGATTAGGATTTAATCCAACACAATATCTAACAGAGTTTGTAACTAATACACGCTTTGGTACACCTGCTATTGATGCCTGTTCCCAGGGAACTTTGCCCCCAACAGGCCTTCAAATCAATATCCCTTCACTTGTTACTTCAAGTGGCGGTGGAACTGGTGTAGCACCAACTGTAACTGTAGAAGCCGAAGGCGGCGCAGTGTCAAATACAGATATGGTCAGCCAGTATCTTTCAGGAACTGTATCCAAGTACAGTGGTATGAACACCCTATCCGTGGAGCTACTCGAGAGGTCTGGGTATCCTGGATTTTATGAGGAATTGACAAACCAACTTTCTCTAGCTTATTTGAAGACAATCGACACCACAGTATTAACTGCATTACTTGCAGCTGGTATGAATGGTACAAATACAACTGCTGATCTAGATGGTATTGTTGCATTCACTACAGAAGGCGCACGTACTATCTACTCAAACACAGGTTATTTTGCACAGAATTACATTGCTAACCCAGCACAATGGGGTGCGCTAATTGGTGCACAAGATACAACAAAGCGCCCAGTATTCAATGCGCTACAACCTATGAACGCAGCTGGACAAGTTGGTCCACAGTCGATCAGAGGGTCAGTGCTTGGTCTTGATCTATACGTAGACAAGAACTTCTCAGCAACCACATTCGATGATGATTCTGCTGTGATTCTTGCACCAGAAGCATTTACTGTATATCGCTCACCTCAGGCATATATGTCTGTAAACGTAGTATCAAACCTACAAGTACAGGTAGCAATCTACGGATATATGGCAACAATCGCCAAGATGCCTAACGGAATTATCAAGTACAAAAAGACCTGATAACACCGATCAAATAAGTAATCTCTGGGGTTTAGTAGCCCTAGCCCCAGAGAGCTATTAGCAAAGGAGTAGAGATGCCAGCAACGTTTGTTACAACAGCCGAGTTACGGGCTAATCTTGGTATTGGTTCACTCTACTCCGATGCGACTGTGGAAGAATGCTGCCAATCGGCAGAAGACCTTCTTGGCCAATACTTATGGCACAATGATGCGCCAGTAGTAGGCACAGCATTACAAGATAACGTGGCGACACTTATGCTCGCTAATCCCAACGCATTTGTAACAGGACAATCAATAACTGTTACTGCCTGTGGTTCCACATTTAATGGCACTTACACAATCACTGGCACAATACCGCCAAGCACAGGCACTACTAATTTAATTCCAGTATTTATGTATCAATATGGCCAAGCCAATTACCCTAACGGATATTCATTTGTGCAATATGCAAAAACAGCAGCTAATCAAAATTTTCATAAAGTAGTACCTTATGGCAACGCAAGAGGCCCAGAACACAAAACCCAATCTTATGCGAGCACCCCTGCAATACGAGAAGCAGCGATGATAATTGCTGTTGATATCTGGCAAGCTAGACAAGTTAGCCAGACAGGTGGGGTCGGTATGGATGGGATCAGTGCCAGCCCCTATCGGATGGGTTATCAGCTGATTAACCGAGTGCGTGGTCTCATCCAGCCGTATTCAAGTCCAGCATCACTGGTGGGCTAATGGCAGCGATTTCCACCCTACGTGGCACACTAGCAACTGCCCTTACAAACAATGGCGTATGGTCAACCTTCTCATTCCCACCTGCAACCTTGCTTGCTAATAGCGTTGTAGTAACGCCCAGCGATCCTTATATCGTGCCTAACAATAACAGCCAGACAGCCATAGCACCTCTGGCTAATTTTAAGATTTTAATAACTACACCTGCATTTGACAATCAAGGCAACCTATTAGGCATAGAGAATTTTATTGTGGCAGTAGTAACTAAACTAGCGGCATCTACCCTGGTTTACAACATATCAAGTGTCTCCGCTCCAGCTATAACCAATGCAGCTAGTGGAGATTTATTAACATCAGAAATAACTGTATCAATCCTAACGAGCTGGAGTTAAAATGAGCACACACGAAGAAGACTTAGCCTTCTTGAAAAAGACAGGCCAAATAGCAAGCGCACCAAAACCAACTGCACAAACTAAGAAAGACGAGGAATAACAATGGCAATCTATTTAAATAATAACGTAGGTGTTAAGTTGGCTACCAATGCTGCGCCAACCACACCATCCATCGACATTAGCTCATACGTAACTAATGCCGTAATTAACCAGATCGTAGATGAGTTAGAAGTAACCGCTATGGGCGATACTGCTCATAAGTTTGTTGCAGGTCTACAATCAGCAACATTCACTATTGACTTTATTAATGACTGGGCAGCTAGTCAGGTAAACGAGACATTAAGCGCAGCATTTGGCAAGACCCTAGCAGTATCAGTAATCACTGTTAAAGGCACTGCCGTAGGAGCCACAAACCCTACTTATCAGTTCTCAGTTCTAGTAAATAACCTGACCCCAATCGGTCAAGGTGGCGTAGCTGAAATTGCTACCTCATCTATCACATTTACAGTAAACTCCGCAGTAACAGTGTCCCCATCGGTACCATTCTAACTAAGGAGTAGTAATGGCAAAGCTAAAGATAACAAGGGCTAATGGTGAAGTATCAGAGCACAAGATAACACCAGGTGTTGAGTACGCTTTCGAGTTAAAGTACGGATCAGGAATTAGTAAAGTCCTGCGTGAACACGAACGTCAAACAGAGATATTCTGGCTGGCTTATGAATGCTTACGCAGGGCTGGCGCACAGATACCTTTATGGGGATCAGAGTTCATAGACACTCTAGATACTGTCGAGGTATTAGACGAAGAAAAAAAATAATCGAGCGGTCTTCAATCCTTTACAGCATCGCACAACTGAGCGTAGAGACTGGGATACCGCCTAGAGAATTTATTGATATGGATAGCGAAATGTATAGTGCAATTATACAAGTGCTAACCGATAGAGCTAAGGAGATTCGAAATGCCAGTCGTAGTAAACGGCGTTAAGCAACTCCAGAAGGCTATGAGAGAAGTAGAGCCAGAGCTGAATAAGCAAATGGCTAAAGATATTAAAACAGCAATGCTTACTGTCCGAGATACAGCACGTGGTTATCTACCACGCCAAAATGAAGTATTAAGCGGCTGGGGTAAGGGCACTGCCTCAGCTGAAACAATTAAATTTAGAGCATTCCCAGCATACGATTATTCTTTAGCAAGATCTTTAATTAAATACAATGCTGGCACAAATAGGCGCAATCGCAGTGGCTTTGCTGCTGCATTTTATGTAGCCAATATATCTGCACCTGGGGCAATCTTTGAAACCGCTGGCCGTAAAAACCGCAGAGGCTCATCTGACTCTGAAAGTCTTAACCCTAATGCTGGCATCCAGTTTATAGAATCTGCTGAATCAATTAGCCAGATGAAAGGCGAAGGAAAACAGCGAGGTCGGTTAATTTACAGAGCGTGGTTTGAAAAATCTAACAAGGTTATTCCTGCCGTGGTCTCTGCTATAAATACAGTCGCAACAGACTTTAATAAAAAAACACAATTAGGTAAGGCAGCATAGTGGCTAATTTAATTGTCAGCGCAGTCAGCACCTTTGACAACAAAGGATTAAAAAAAGGCAAGAAAGAAGTATCCGCATTTGAAAAACAAGTAAAAAGTTTTGGCAAAGTATTTGCTGGCGTATTTAGCGCAACCGCATTACTTAACTACAGCAAGAAGGCTGTGCAAGCGTTTGCAGAAGATGAGAAGGCTGCCAAAGCCTTAGAATTACAATTACGTAATACAGGGTTTGCATTTGCAGCACCCGCCGTAGAAGATTACATAGGCAATCTACAACGCACCACAGGCGTACTAGATGACCAATTACGCCCAGCATTCCAGCAATTATTGACAGTTACTGGCTCTGTATCTAAAAGCCAAGAGGCATTAAATACAGCTTTAAACATTAGCGCCGCTACTGGTAAATCTGTAACCGAGGTTAGTGCTGCATTAACACGTGGATACTCAGGCAACACAACAGGATTAAGCAGGTTAGGCGCAGGCATTAGTAAGGCCACTTTAAAGGCTGGCAAGATGGAAGATATTCTTGCTGAGTTAAATCAAAAATTTGCAGGACAAGCGGCAGCCAGGTTAGATACTTATGCTGGCAAAATGGATTTACTTAAAGTTGCAGCTGCGGATGCAAGTGAAATTATTGGCAAAGGCTTGTTAGATTCTTTGGCATTATTAGGCAAAGACAAAAATATTGAAAATGTAAGCAACGCTATGACAGAATTAGCAACAGATATTGCTGATATAACTGTAGGCATAGGTTTGTTAATAAGTAAATTTACAGGCTTGCTAGAATCTTTAGGATTAAAAAACATATCAATAAAAATGTTGTATGGCCCTCTAGCAACAATTTTAAAACAACTTGGAGAAACAGAAAGAACAAAACCCACATCTAACTTTACTTATTCATTAGGCGCTAGTGCTACTAAGGATGTAGAGCGTGCTAAAGAGATATTAAGGTTAAAGACTTCTAACAAATTACGTCAAGACGAAATTAACAAGATGAAGGCTAAGTCTGAGGTAGATAAACTAGAAGAAAAGTTTAACGTTGAGCGCATAGCCTTAATGAAGGCGCTAGGCGAGGCTACCGATGCCGAGACCAAACTACGCATACAGGCTAAGTTAGCCATCCTAGACAATAATGAGGCTTTGGCTAAGAAATACAGTGCAGAGTTAGCGGCTAGTGCTGCGGCTAAGACTTTAGCTGATAGTGCTACCAATGCTGCTAATGCTTTAAATACTTTGCCTAATAAATACGATCAAATCTTTACCAGTTTAGTCGGCCAACTTAAATCGATGGGAATTGAACCAGGCGCAGCAGCAGGCTTGGCTGCCTCATCTGCAAGATTACAAGCGCAGGCCGATGCATTCTTGGCACAAATGGGTCAATACGCTGTGCCAGGTGGTATGCCATCTAGTGCGACAACAGCGGCGGCGGCGGCACAAACACCAGTAACTATTGCACCTGTAATCAACACTGGCGCAGTATTAAGTAGTGAGCAAGATCTACAGAGATACATACAAGATGCGTTAGGTAATGTCATTAAACTAGGAGATGGCGTAGTGCCTCGTGGCTCTGTCATATTATTACAATGACAGTACCAGTAGTTAACGCTTACATAAATTTTAGCACTGGGCCATCGTTTGCGCAGAGTTTTATATTGGATTCAGGCATATTAGACGTTAACGTATTGGCAGATTCAGCAGCCATTATCGTTGACGTGTCAAATCAAATTAATTTCATACAAACTACAAGAGGCCGTAACCCTTTATTTGACCAATTTCAGACAGGCCAATTAACCCTACGCATCGTAGATCAAAATGGTGATTTCAACCCAACTAACCCACTAAGTCCCTACGCTCCTGACTTAACACCTATGAAGAAGGTGCAAATTACTGCAACCTATGGCGCTACCACTTATCCTATATTTTCAGGCTTCATTACAAGCTATGTTAATACTCAACCTAAAGATGCTACAGAGGTAGCCTATACAACCATACAAGCTGTAGATGCGTTTAGATTAGCAAACAATGCACAGATCACTACTGTGGCAGGTGCTAACGCTGGCGATTTATCAGGCACAAGAATTAACCAAATACTAGATCAGATTGACTGGCCAGCGACTATGCGTGATGTTGATGCTGGATTAACCACACTACAAAATGATCCAGGTAGTTTACGCACCTCACTAGGAGCTATGCAGACTGTAGCCAACTCAGAGTATGGCGCTTTATATGTCAGCGCAGATGGTGAGTTTGTGTATCAAGATCGTGGCGTAACCGCTGGCTCAATAGGTGGCACAGTAACTACCTTTAATGACAATGGCACAGGCATTCCATACGCTAACGCTAATTGGAAGCTAGATGACACTCTTATCTTTAACTCATCTACTGTTACTAGGACAGGTGGCACGCCACAGAATGCCATTAACCAAGCATCAATAGACAAATACTTTATACATAGTTTTCAGATTCAAGACTTGCTAATGCAGACCGATGCCGTAGCCCTAGATTATGCTCAGGCTTATACAGCTAGCCGTGCCGAAACTAGCGTGCGATGTGATTCCATCGAGCTAGACCTATACACAAACAATTACAACGCAGGCATAATTGCAGCCCTAGAGCTTGACTTCTTTGACCCGATCAGAGTAGTCACTACCCAGCCAGGTGGATCTACCCTAGACAAGACCTTGCAGATATTTGGCGTGCAAAACGTAATAACACCCAACAGCTTTAGAGTGGTCTTCACGACTTTAGAACCCGTGCTGGATTCTCTAATTTTAAATAACAATATCTATGGCACTTTAGACTATAATGTGCTCAGTTACTAAGGAGTAAAAATGGCAGCAGGATTAGGATTTAAGGACTTTACGACAGGCGAGGTATTGACCGCAGCCGATGTCGATGGCTACTTGATGCAAGGTGTCTGGGTGTTTGCTAGTGCAGCTGCTAGAGATGCCGCAGTAACCTCACCACAAGAAGGTAACTTTGCATATCTTAAAGATACAAACGTTACTACTTATTACACAGGTAGTGCTTGGGCAAACCTAGATACAACAGGTATGACTAACCCAATGACAACTACTGGCGACACGATTTATTCTTCAAGCGGGTCAACACCTGCTAGGTTAGGAATTGGCACAGCAGGGCAAGTGCTGCGAGTTAATTCTGGTGCAACTGCTCCTGAATGGGCTGCTCCTGCTAGTAGTGTAACTTTTGCTGGCTGTTCCTTGTATATGTCAAGCGACCAAACCATTAACAATGCAACCTATACTGCAATCAATTTTAATTCTGAAAATTTTGACACAGATGCTTTTCATAGCACATCATCAAACACATCTAGAATTACAATACCATCTGGCAAGGGTGGCTATTATTTAATAAGTGGAAATGTATCTTTTAACGGAAATGCCACAGGTGAACGAATTGGTGCATTATACAAAAACGGCTCATTGGTTGCCGATATGGTTTCAACTGCTGCTTCCACCGCAATTTCAAAAGCATTTCCAATAAGTTTTACAATTAATGCTGCTGTTGCAGATTATTTAGAATTGTTTGCTTGGCAAAATAGTGGTGGAACATTAGGCATATCTGGCGGCATTACTGAATGCACATTTCAAGCCACTTACTTAGGAGCATAATATGGAACTATGGCAAAAAATTATTGAGGCATATCCTGAATTAGCAGATAATGATTATGCTGCATTTATTGATGAAATTATTTTGCAAAATGATTCAGATGGAGTTGGAGATTATATTGCTAAATGGGAATACTCTCAACCAATTCCAGAGGGCTTAACACTAGGCAAACCCTCAGCATAATCTTGAGGAATTGTGCCAATGAAACCTAAACTATGTGCAGCTGGTGTGCAGTTAAGAGATCAAGTTGATACGTGGTTTCCAGATAGGCGTACTGCCAGTGATGGGTGGGTGGGCGATAGCCGTCACTCCGCCAGAAAATCGGATCATAATCCAGACGCCAATGGATGGGTCAGAGCGATTGATATTGATTCTCGCTTGGGTTCACCCGAGGGGATCAGCGCTTATCTGGCTGACCAAATCAGAATCGCTGGTAAAACCGATAAACGCATATCTTACGTCATCCACAATGGGAGAATATGCTCGAAAATATTAAATTGGAAGTGGCGTAAGTACAACGGCATAAATCCGCACAGCAAACATTTGCATTGTAGTTTTACAAAGCTAGGCGATCTCGATGGAAAACCATTCAACATCCCATTACTAGGAGGCAAAATATGAAGATAAGCGAAAAACAAAAGGCGATACTAAAGTCATACGCACGTGGCGTATTGGTATCATTCTTAACATTCTTAGCAAGTAATGAATTAGGTTTAGACCCAGCGTTGTCTGTAGTAATTGCAGCACTTGCAGGGCCAGCAGCTAGGGCTTTAGATAAATCCGATATTGCCTATGGCATCGGTGCCGATGACAAATGAGTCCAGGGGAATGGGCTGGCTTTGGCGCTGGCGTTATGGCCGTGCTATCAGGCGGTCTAATAGGATTACGTTTTTTAGTTAAAGGCTGGCTTAATGAGTTACGCCCGAATGGTGGCTCTAGTATGAAGGATCAATTAACACGGCTAGAGAAGCGTGTCGATGATCTCTTTATGTTAATCAGTAAGTCATAATTTTAATATGGCAACTAAACGCAAACCAAAAAAGAAGCCAGTACGTAAGCGTAGGACTACTAAAGAGCCTGTACTTACAAAGCTGGATTTCTGGGCAATAGCAGCTAATGAGGTTTATATGGCGTGCCGTAAGTCTGGAATGGATGAGGGCACAGCTCTAGCGTTTGCGATGGATAGGTCAAGTTATCCAGACTGGATCGTAGATATTAAAGATCCTATTAAAAATCCACTTGACGATTTCGATGAGGATGACGATTAAGCGTTGGCTAGTAATATCCGACCTACAGGTGCCCTATCATCACGAAGCAGCTGTAAAAAATGTAATCAAGTTAGCGAGGCGGGAGAAGTTTGATTCAGTATTGGTGGTCGGGGATGAAATTGATTTTAATACAATTAGCAAGTGGGCTGAGGGCACACCTTTGGCTTATCGGCAAACCATTCACGATGATCGGGAACTTACTAAGTCGATACTGTGGGATCTCAGTGAGTACAGCCGAGAGTGCCATATTATCCGCAGTAATCATACTGATCGCTTATACAACACTTTGCTTAAGGTGCCTGGGTTAATCAGTCTCCCAGAGTTACAATACCCAGCCTTTATGGGTTTTAAGGATATGGGTATGGAGTACCACAAGACTGCCTATGAGTTTCACCCAGGTTGGATGTTAGCCCACGGCGATGAAGGCAATATGTCTCAGCACGCTGGTATTACAGCTCTTAACCTGGCTAAAAAATGGGGTAAATCTGTATTGTGTGGCCACACCCACAGACTAGGTATGAGTGCCTATGCAGAGGGCGTAGGAAGCCATTACAGGGCCTTATATGGGGTTGAGGTAGGTAATCTTATGGATCGCAAAAAAGCCTCTTATTTACGCTATGGAAGCGCTAATTGGCAGATGGGTATTGCTATACTAGAAGCCATAGGTAAGACCCTGACACCAACCCTGGTGCCAATAAACAAGGATGGCTCATTTACAGCATTAGGCAGACACTATGGGGCTTAATACAGAGTACGCCGAGCGCACTATCGATGACCATATCGATGACCTCGAAGATATTAACGTTATCTAATCGTTATACAAAAACAACCCTAAACTATCCACAAAGTCGTACACAGGTGCAACACTATGCCTGTGCCACAAAATATGTGTGCATAGATTGGGCTACAAATGACTATGGAAATCGCAGTTTATTTATTTATAGGTTTAAGTATGGCGTATTGGCTGGTGCTAATGCGTATAGATGATATGAAGCAAACACATTACTGGCGTGGGCGTAAAGATGGTTTTGATATGCACCGCAGGATGATCCAAAACAAGATCAAAACCGATGAGGTATTTGACTATGACAAAAACTGAGAAGCTGCTGGCAGATGTTGTCGACCTGGTGCATACAAGGGGATCGGTCTATGGTCACCCTTACACAAACCATAAAAGGATCAGTGAACTGTGGTCGGCATACCTCGACCATCCAGTTACGCCTAGTCAAGTCGCATTATGTATGGCGCTCGTCAAGGTTTCTAGGCTTACTGAGTCTCCAGGCCACAGTGACTCGATCATCGACGCACTTGCTTACATTTCGATATACCAGACAGTCCTTGATGCAGAAGCCGACATCAATTTCACGTGGGGGGATGACTAATGGCATTTAATTTAGCAGATTATGAAACAGTCGAGAGTCGACTAGAAAAGTTTTGGAAGGAGTATCCAGATGGAAGATTATCTACAAAGATCGAGCAGGCCACAGACACTAGATACATTGTTAGTGCTCAACTATTTAAGACAGAAGCCGACCCCCAAGCGTGGGCGACTGGCCTTGCTAGTGAAAGCATTAGTGATCGGGGTGTCAATTCAACTTCTGCACTGGAGAATGCTGAGACTTCAGCAATCGGCA